TTTGGCATAACTGCCTGAATTCGTTTGCCGTTCCGTATCTGATGAAATAAGCAATGTATCTCCTGCCACATAACATCCGCCCATTTTTTCGGCATATAATTTCCTCACCGCCTGATTATCCGTAGTCGGGTCGCTGGCGGGAAGGACGGGGATAGAACCGAATGTTTTTATATCTGTAATAGTCTGTTCTCCTGATAATTTAACATTTTGTGAGTCTAAATCAGCAACATATTTTTTTCTTGTTGCTTGGTTATCTGTAGTCGGAGTTGAATCTGGTAATACGGGAATACTACTAAATGTTTTTATTCCGTCTATAGTTTCGTTTCCTGTGTTATTTACTTTTGTTGCCAATGCTGACACTATTTCACTTGCCACAATAGTTTGTCCTGCTATAATTGCCATATATTTTAATTATTTATATTTATAACGTATTCGCATTGTGTATCTTCGTTGCTTCCTTTAACATACGACGGTGTTATTATAGATCTTGCGAATAGTTGTGTTCCACAAAACATACCAAACTCAGTATATGTATCATTGTCTAATTCTGAATCTGGTATGAAGAATGTAATAGTTAATGTTTCTAAATCAGTTTCTTCAAAAGTAGCAACCAATATATCTTCTAAAATAGGAGTTTCTAAATCGGTATCGCTATCAGAAGCAGGGGTTGTTCCTTTTCCAATACTTGCTGAAGTTATTTGAGGATTATATGTAAAAAGACCTTGCATATTTTTTATGAATATATTAACTCCTCTATTTTCACTGGAAACTACTAAATTTTTAGTCCAAGGAGTAGTATAAAGCAACTCTTTAGTTCCTGCTTTATATTTCTTGAATCTATATTTTCCTTTTGCCTGTGAAAGGCTTTTTGTTTTAATATTATACATAAGTCGATAAATTCCATTTACCTATATTCAATTCAGGGGTAGCTCCTCCATCATCATAATAATAAGGAGGAGATATTACAGAGCTTGGATAAGTGCAAGAATCTGTTGATTCTATTGTATCCTCGATTTGAATAAGATATTCTAAATTGTCATTATCATAAATTTTAATTTCTCTTGCTCTGATAAGTCTTTGAAGAAGTTCAATTATTCCAACAGTTCTCATTGTGGCTAATTTAACACTCCATTCTGCTTTTTCATTAGATTTTAATTTCATTGTTATTTTTTGAATAACAAAATCTTCATCTACTCCCATTAAATCTGAATTTATATTTATTATTTGTCCACTTCTAAGTCCTGTTGTATTTGTTTTAAACGATCCTTCTAATACACTGTCTTTATATGATTTCAACTGTGCGATAGCATATAATCTTGCTTCTTTTTTACTTGTTATTGTTTTATCTTCTTTAAAAAACTCAAAAGTACCATATTTAGCAATAGAAACAGGGTCAGGAATTTTTATAATAATGTTCCACAAAGGAATACCTGTAACTTCTACTTTTTTTCCAGTCATATCAACTTTAAATCTTAATGATTTTTGTTCATAAGACCAGAAACAGTCATAATCCTCTTCTTTATCAAGATTATCAACACCAACATCAACCTCACTGTCGTCAACGTTTACAACAGGGAGTTCGGCGAATTTACAAGCTAAAGTAAATGTTGTTTGCCCATCTGTTCCAGTGTACGTTTCCGTTCTTTCTTCTCCTCTTTCCTCGCCTCCTCTTATACATACAGCATTTCTAAGTTGAGTTAAGTCGTCTGATAAAGTTAAAGAATTTCTAATATATTTTCCATTTGTGTCTGTTATAGAATAAGGAGCAACATTGGTTTCTTTTGCAAAAAAATGAATATCTTTTTCATAATCAACATACCAATAATAATTAGTAGCTTCACTTAATTTTTGCAAACATTCTGGGAAAGTCATTCTATTAAATAATGCAGTTTCTATTATAACATCGCAATCTACATTGTTTGTTGAAAAATCTGTTGCATAATTTGAAACCAACTCTCCTATAATATAAGATACTGTTTTATTAGTAAAACTCATTTTAATCAACATTCTATCGAGTTTTTGTGTATAATCATCGCAAGAAACTTCGCATATAACAATATTTCCGTCTTTAATTGTTTTTTTGATGTTTGTTATAACACCACCAAATTCAATATTACTATCAATGGTTAAAACAACATCTTGATTAACCTCTGGTATGAATCCTCTATCAGCGTATTTCCAAACAGTAAAAGAAAGAGAATCTTTTTCCTCATTTATAGCGTCTGTTTTTGAAATAGAACCTATTAAAATATCATCAGTTCTATCTACATTGTTTATTGTTATAGTTATATCCATTATTTTAAGCTAATTTCATTGTTCTTGATAATTTTTCCATTATAATATCTCCAAACTCTTCTGCGGCTTGGTCTGAAAGATAATACCCTCCCATAACATTTACAATAACAGAAGGCGAAGAACCAAATCCATTTGTTTTCCAATTGCTCGGTAAAGGAACAACTGCCTCATCATTGTTACCTTCTCCAATCATTGCTAAAGTAGGAGATGATATAATTCCTCCAGTTGCCAATGCAGGTATATTAGGAATTGTTATTGCTTTTATATGAAGAGTATCTGCTCCTTTTTGTATTACTATATTGATAGAATCGATTACTCCGTTTACTTTATCAATAACCCAATTAAACATTGATTTTACAGTATTTTTAACTCCTTCAAATACACCAGTAACAACATTACCAAGACCGTTCCATAAAGCAGACCATAAATCTGTTATTGGTTTTGTATATTCTGTAAATTTATCGCTTATCCATTTCCACATTGTTTCTAATGCAGTTTTTATTCCTTCTATAATAGGAGTAAAAAATCCAACCATACCATTCCAAACGGAAGTCCATAATTGATTTATTAAATTTAATCCAATATTAAATATTGATTTTATATTATTCCATAACGTCTGAAAAAATAATAATATCTTCCCCCAAATACCGACTATATCAATACCAAAAGCATTAAAAATCATTATCACTGCTCCAACAGCAAAAGCGGACATAGTATTAAACACTAAACTAATATTGTTCCATATATTTGTGAAAAATTCAGTAATACCACTAAAAACATTTTGAACAGTTGATGTTAAAGAGTTCCAAATTATAGATAATTCAGATAGTATTGCGTTCCATATTTCACTTGCTTTTGTTTTTACTAATTCCCAATTCTGAACAATCCAAACTATTCCAGCAACAATTCCTCCAATTATAGCACCTCCTATAACCCAAGGAGCCATAGCAATAGCCAATGCTCCGAAAGCAGTAACAGCTCCCCAAATAGCAGGTAACGAAGCAACAAACGCCATAACTAAAACTCCGCCAATCGCACCGGCAACTGTGTAAATAATCCATTGGTTATTTTCAAGATAACCAAAAAAGTTTTGAAAATTAGTAAGAATTTGCGGTAGCGTATTTTGTATAAACGAAGTAAATCCTTGAATTGCAACTGTTGCTGTTTCAAGCAAAGGTTGCCCACTTGTAACTAAAAATTGATTCCAAGCGTCAGCCAAATTACTCAATGACCCATTTAATGTTTTTGATTGTGCGTCCATCAACCCTCCAAATTGACCGCCAGCCCCTCCCATTTGTTCAAACGCAATTTTTAAATCAGAAAAACCAACCTTACCAGAAGAAACTAACTTTTTAACATCTCCTTCGGCAACATTGAATTGTTTTGCTAATTGAGCAATAATAGGAACACCTCTCTCTGTTAATTGATTTATATCTTCGGCGAATAATGTTCCTTGTGTTCTTGCTTTTCCATAGATAACTGCTAAATCTTGAATAGGAACACCAATACCAGAAGCGATATTTCCAATATTTGTTAAACTTGGAATAACATCTTCGGAAGCAATACCAAATGCAATCATTGATTTAGAAGCATTTTGAATATCTGTTAATTCAAAAGGAGTATCTGAAGCAAAGGTTGTTATTTGTTGTAAAAGAGTATTCGCTTTTTCAGCAGACCCTAACATCGTAGTGAACGCTACTTGGGATTGTTGAAAATTTCCAGCCGCTTTTAAAGAAGCAACACCAAAAGCACCAGCGGCCAATGATAATCCTGCTATTGCAGTTGCAACTGGTTTAATCAATTCAGAAGATTTGTTTAAATTTTTAGAAGATTCTGAAGCCCCGTCTAATTTATTTTTAACACCTTCTAATTGATTTTTTATTTCTTCTAACGCCGCTTTCGCATTGTTTTTTGCCTCTAATATAAATGATAATTTTTCCTCTGCCATATTATTTTTTATTGTTGTTTTTAAGGTTATCAGAATCTACTTCCATTTTATTTCT